CTTTAATCCGTGGGTTGGATTCACCAATGGGAATTTCAAAACACACTTATGAAAGCCAAGAAACCTATAAGCCGAATTAAGAAAACTCCTTTGGCCAAACTCATGCGTGACGCTGATAAGTTAGCGGGCGAAGTTTGTAGACAACGGGGTGTGTGTGAATCGTGCGGGTCTAAACAATTGGCCATGCTTCAATGGAGCCACATCATAAGTCGAACGTACAAAGGGCTGCGCTGGGATATGGAGAATTGTCTTTGTCTTTGCCGCGTGTGTCATGCGCGATTCACATACCGCCCTTCACAGTGGATAGCATGGTTAATGGAGAACTTCCCCGTCAAATATCTCATGTTAGAGCGCAAATCACGAGAGATCCACAAGCCCGTCAGGCTCGAGATGGAGCAGGTTATCAAGGACCTAAAGGAGAAACTAGCATGATCTGGGTCGGCATTGCTATCGTCGCCCTGTCCTGTTTTATAATCGGAATATTCACAGGGTTTTACCTTAGTGACTGAAAGAAGGTGAATACATAAATGCCTAAAATAAAAGAAGAAACACCCTTAATGAAAGTCGAAGGACCGTGGATGACTCTCCTGGTTGTACTGGGAGTACTGGCTATCCTTTTGGCCTTCTCTTTCTTTGTGACAATGAAAGCTGGGGCGTTTTTCGTTCCCAAGGTCAACGTCTGCCATTGTGAACGACCGGATGGAGATAATCCGTTCCAATGCCAGACTCTTAATGTGGCAGTACCGGCAGCTATCGCCCACCTAACCCAGCACGACGCTGATTACGCGGGCTCATGTCAGATAGAGGAACCCACCCCGGCCCCTACAGTTACACCAACTCCTACTCCCGTCGACGAGGATAAGTGTGACGAAGGATACATCGAGGTGGATGAGCAGTGTGTACCGGATGAAGTTCCGACACCAACTCCAACCGACATCCCAGGCCCAGGCTTCCCCCAACCACAATTGGGGACAGGCGAAGGATCATTAGCACCTAAATGCAGTGAACCAGCACCCGTAGTCCAGCCGAGGAATGTCAATGTGGTTCGGAATGGATCTGTGGCCAATGTGGCATGGATCCCGGGTGACGAAAGTGTCATCGACATTTTCTACACCGAAGGCAAGAGGACAGACAACGCATCCTCATGGCCTCACGCATTAATCGTAGAGTATTGGAAACACGCCATCCAAGGTCAAGCGACCATTGGTGGATTGAATCCATCTCTGGACTATAGTTTCGCCCTCAGGTCGAGAAACGCCTGTAGTGGCGGCGAGTTCGTATATCAAGTAATTGTGGACGGCCCCGCTAACGGGGTTTTCTTCCCATTGACCACTTGGTATCTAGCAAAGTAATTTGCGGCCAGTTCGTGACAAAATGTCACGGTCTGGTCAGAGATTACAAGCACATTAAAATAGTCGATTGACACCTGGGGTGGCAGAGATAATGCAGGAAACGTGAACCGTTGTTCCTTGAAAGAGCAACACGGCTGACACAATTCGCAGGGTCATTCCCTGCCCCCAGTTATCAGTCGATTATTAGCTCTTTCAAATTAAATGTTTCTAGGACGGGTGGCGGAATAGACCCTTATAGTAGACGCTAACCTGGGACTATGCCCAGAAAGAAAGGGTTGCCGTAAGCAGGTGAGTCCGAAACACTAGGCAATAAAGACGATCTGCGGGGTGACGATGGGGAAATCCCCGCCCCGTCCTACAAGCATTTAATACAAACCAAACACATGAAAAAACTACTAACATATTCCAAGAGCCATTTGTTCGTTCCCATCTCGAAGCTGGGAATTAGACTGGTGCTTAGATGGAACATCGGCCCATTTGTAATCCAAGTATGGAGGAAGAAAGCATGAACAACAAAACACCCAAGACCAAAGGACGAGAGAAAGACATGTCACCCAAAGCCAAATTGGTCTTGGAGATATGGGAGACATTGGTAGAGAAGGATCCTCCAACATGGACCGATGATCAGAGAATGGAATGGTTGGCCAATAGAATACATGCCATGAACAACAACCAAGACCCCGCCACCAAGATGTTTGAAAGCATGGGTATCGAGGCCGTAGATGTGACATCCAAGAACCAAGGCTCCCATATTGCTGCCACCAACAAAAAGGCCGATAGTAAGAACCAAGACAACTGGGAGGAGGAGTTGCACGAGTTGTGGATCGTTATTCCACATTTCGACCACCGTGGCGGGAGTTCCCACCGATGGGAAGAAAGGATTAAGGCCTTCATCCGTTCTCTCCTCACCTCCGAGAAGAAGAGATGGGTGGAGAAGGTGCGGGGGATGGAAGACCACATAATCTATGGTGGAATACGGGGCCGGGGCGGGGATGGACTAGAAACCGTGAGACAAAAGTCTTACAACCAAGCCCTCTCCGATGTCATCAAGTTATTGGGGGAGAAATGGGGAGTGATATAATGGACCTACTCCATGGCCAGATCTGTCTACGTCGATTTTTCAGACATTACCCAGGCCCAAAAGAACATCATGCTTTTAATTCAGGGGTGGGTGAGAGACAAGAAGACGCCAATGCCCCACCAGGAGATACTAAAGGCAACCGTCAGCGAGGGGGCCACGAAAGACGCGCTACAATCTTTACTTAAAAAGGGTTATATACGTAGGGCGTATACTATAAGCAACAAAACTTACTACGTTCAGTTACGGACAATATGAGCGACATGCCAGACAAACACCCCGGAGGCCGACCCTTGATGTTTAAAACCCCGGAGGAGATGCAAGCCAAGATCGACGAATACTTTGAGTGGTGTGATAACCGAGCGATTAAAAAGGTAGATGACTCGGGCAAGGAGTTTATGATTGGGATTCCAGCTCCGTATACCATGAGTGGATTGGCGAGAAGGTTGGGGATGGACAGAAAGGGCCTAATCAACTATAAAAACCGTGACGAGTTCTTCCCCGCTATACACGCAGCAAGAGAGAGGGTTCACGAAGACGTGGAGAACAGATTGATGGAAACGCGAAACGAAAGGGGGGCCATCTTCAATCTAAAAAACAACTTCGGCTGGAAGGACGAGAGCCAGACTGATGTGACAAGCGGGGGAAAGCCGTTGCCATTATTGGGAGGAGTGGCCGTAAATGGCATATCTAGTAACGACGGCGACCCGCAAGCTTAGTGAGCTTCGCAAAAGGATACGGGGTGTCGCTGGCGGAGCTTCCGCCTCAAAGACGGACTCGATTCTTCTTCTTCTGATCGACTATGCCCAAGCAACGGAAAACAAAGTTGTAAGCGTGGTGTCCGAGTCCCTGCCCCACCTAAAGAAGGGGGCAATCCGGGATTTTCTCAACATAATGAAGGGCCATAACTACTACAACGACGATAGATGGAACCGCACGGACTTTATCTATGCTTTTGAGACCGGAAGTATAATCGAGTTCTTTTCGGCAGCAGAATCGTATAAGGTTCGGGGGCCGAGGCGGAACGTGCTATTTATAAACGAGGCCAACAACGTCAGTTATGAGACTTATACCCAGCTCGAAATTCGTACCAGGGACATCGTGTGGCTCGACTGGAATCCCGTAAGCGAGTTTTGGTGGTACACCGAAGTTGTGGGGAAACAGGATGCGGACTTCATAACGCTCACATACAAGGACAACGAAGGCCTTCACCCAGCTGAAGCGGCGGCACTAGAGGCCCGCAGAGGCAACAAAAACTGGTGGAAGGTATATGGAGAGGGACAGCTGGGCGAGGCGGAGGGTCGGATATACAAGGACTGGGCAATTATAGACGGGATTCCCCACGAGGCTAGTTTGAGGCGATACGGTTTGGACTTTGGTTACACCAACGACCCGACAGCGATTGTTGCCGTTTACTACTACAACGGTGGGTATATTTTCCACGAGCTGGTATATCAATACGGCATGACAAACCAAGACATCGCCGATTTCCTTAAAACCCAAGCCCCCACGATGACCATTGCCGACAGTGCCGAGCCCAAAAGCATTGCCGAAATTAAGCGATACGGCATAAACATTGTGGGATCGCAGAAGGGCCAGGGGTCTGTTCTTCAGGGGATTCAATTTGTCCAAGGACAACGCATATCTGTTACCGGCGAGTCAACTAACCTGATTAAAGAGTATCGGAATTACCTGTGGACGACGGACAAGGAAGGGAAAATAATCAATGAGCCCCAGGGTTTTTTGGATCACTGCATGGCGGCGGTGAGATACGCGATGGATAGTTTCAGGCCCATGAGGCCGAGAGTCCAGGTGGATGTGGGGGGCGTCAAACCATATTTTCAGGGTCTTCCTGGCTAGTCTTGTGTTGGGATACTTGTAGCGTGTAGCGTGGGGCTATGGCAGACAAGAGTTCGTTGACGGGCAACCCCGAACTGGACTTATTAAGGACAAACAAAGAGAGCGGCTTTAACTACCGTGAGCGCCGGCAGGGAGACTGGAAAGAAAACTACACCCTTTACCGGGACAAGGTGACCGTCAACCGGCTGACCCAGCGGCAGTCGGTCAACGTCCCGCTGATGAAGCAAACCGTCAAAACTCTTCTTAAAGACGTTGATGATATGCCAGTCCTATTTTTTGAGAACCTGGACAACGACAAACAAAAAGAGGCCTTTCAGAACGAGTATTGGAAGTGGACGGCCAGCGAAGAGGTAAACAACCTGGAGCTAAAGGACATAATTGACAAGAAACAGGTGTTTTTGTTCGGCAGAACCTTCGACCAGATGCAAATAGCCGACGGCAGGATTTTAATAGACATCCAAGACCCCGAAGATATTCTTATTGACCGATACACCGACCCGGCCAACATAGACACGGCCAGATTCCTGATCCACACCCATATCTTCAGGCCGCTAAGCGCATTAGAGAACAACCTGGATTATGACAAGGAGGCCATTGCTCGCCTGAAGATGTTCTATGCTACGGAGGCGGGGCTAATCAAGGCCGCCGATAACCTAAACATGCTTAGCATAAAGAACGAGAAGATGGCAGACATGGGACTTAGAGACGTTGAGGCTCCTGTGCTGGGCGAATCCTACGTGGAGCTGTCCATGCACTTTGTAATGCACAAGGATCCGGACGACACCGAAGAGCAGTACTATTTGTGGGTGGAGTGTGACGACATGGAGATATTGATGAAAAAGAGATTGGAGGAGGTTATTGGCACAACCCAAGACAACTTTTGGAGGAATCATCTTCCCTATAACTCATGGGCGGACGATATTGAACGACAGGACTTTTGGAGCGACGGCGTTGGGGATGTTGTTAGGACTTCAAACAAAGTTCTGAATGCCTGGCTTTCCCAATTGGTAGAGAATCGTACGCTAAGAAACTTCGGGATGCACTACTACGACTCGTCACTGGAGGGGTTCTCGCCCCAGACGTTCGAGGCGGTTCCTTGGGGGTGGTACGGCGTGCCCGGTAATCCCAATGAAGTTCTGAAGAAAGTAGACATTCCCGACCTATCTGAATCTTTAGATGAAATGCAGTTTGTAATTTCTATGGTGGAGAAGGCAACTGGCGCCACCCCAACCCAGCAGGGAGTGACTACGGAGCGCCAGATAACCCTGGGCGAGGTTCAACTGGCGCTTGGGGAGGCGAAGGAGAGAATCAAGGGCATGTCAAAGTTCTATACGGTGGCCTGGAAACAGCGTGGACTGAAGTTCTTAAAGCTGATCGAGGCAGCGCCCGATAAATTAGACGCAGTGAAGATCTACAAAAAGGGCAGAAGCTCGGATAAGGTATATGGCCGGGAAATATCAAGCAAGGACTGGATGACTCAATCCGGGTACTCTGTTCGGGTGTGGAGCCAAGACGAGAAGGAAACCCATGATGTCAACGCTATCCAAAGAATAAATGCCGTTAAATCTCTGATGCCGGACAACCCCAAGCTAAACGAGGTCTATCAAATGAAGCTC